CCCACAGGTGGGAGCCGGAGTATTTGGAGAGGATGCTGGCGAGGGTGGTGCGCACTCCTCCGACGCGGCCCATCTTTCCAAGTTTTCCGAGTCCGAACATTACGCCGCCAAGATAACGGCCAACTTTTGCCCAGCAGGTACTTGAAAATACTCTGCGACATTGGCATCAAGCGGGGTTGCATCGGTCGTTGCCGTGGGGTCGGGACCGACAACAAAATGGCAAGCCGCGTCTGCGCGCAGGCGCACAAAGCGTGTTGCGCTGCCAAACGCGGCGCTTTGGGCACTGGTGCTTGTGATGGTGACTGGCGTTTGTACGGCTGCCGGTGGGTGCGCGGCCATGGGCAGTGAGGTGCCGGCGGAGTCAGCGCCTGCAGTGGTGTATTCGGTGATCCAGATTTTTGCCATGGTGGGTTAGCCTTTGGGGGTAGGTTGTGGTGATTTGGGCGCCGGCGTCTGCGGCGCTTGATTGGTTTGGAGCTGGAGCATTACTTCCAGCGTTCCGTCAGCGCGCAGGCGGTCAAAATCGCGCTTTATTTCGGCAAATACCAGCTCTGGCTTGTAGCCACGGCGGCGCAATATTTCGCTGATGCTGGTGAAGCCGCCAGACACTTCTGCCAGGTTGGCTTTTACGTCTTGCTCCGGGTTGACGTAGTCCCACTTTGGGGTTGACCAGTCGACGGCGTAGTCGCGAGCTTTCATGGCGCCGGCCATACTGGCAGCATCAACAAAGGCGCGCCAGATGGGGTCGCACATACGGGGAATGATGGTGAGCCACTGCATTTGCTCGGCGTTGCGCCTGAACTCCAGCATGCTGACGCGGGCGCTGCTGAAGTTGACCTCGCGCACGTCGCCGGTCATCATTTCGTAGGTGACGCCCATGCCGCTGGCAATCAGATGGAGCTGGTATTTGACGTACTCAACGTACCCGCCTGCGGCTTTGGGCTCGACCAGGGTAAGGTTGACGCCGGATGGCACCTGGGTGATGCCACCGCTGGCAAGCGTCCCCAGTTCGCCGGTGTTGCGCACGGTGCTTTGTGCCTCGGACTCGGTCATGCTCATGCTGGAAACGTCGCCGCTGGCAATGACGCTGAGCCGCGTCTCCAGGTTTTTGCGCTGGAGTTCGGCATCTTCGTACAGCTGGACGTCGCGCACGCGGGCAATGACGGGAGCCAGGCGGGTAAAGCCTCTGCCCTGGCCTGGGCGCTGGGGGGCGAAGAGGTGGATGATGCGCTCTGCAGGCACGGGGTAGCTGGAGGTCTTGGCGCTGCGACCTGGCAAGAGTTCGCCAGGGTGTTGGCTCCAGAGCCAGTAGGCAATGATTTTGCCCAGTGGGTCGTATTCGATGCCGTTGAGAATGGTGTTGGCTCCGTTGGATCCCATGCGGGAGCTGTCGAGCCAGTCAATCTCAAGCACCTGGATCTGCAGGGGCACAGGCAGGCCATCTTCGGGGCGGCGCGCGCGCAGGCGCACCAGCACTTCGCCGTCTTGCTCCATGGCGCGATAGGCCATGGCCTGCAGGCCGTAAAGGTCTTGTTTGCCGTCGGCGTCGCACACTTTGGCCCACTCGCTCCAGAGTTTGTCGACGGCGTCGGCATTGGCGGAAAGGCTGCGGGGGGTGATGCCGGTGCCGACGGTGTTGGCCACCAAAGATTCAAGGCCGCGGGCAATGTATGGGACGTTTTGCACCAGGGCGCGCGCGCGGGTGCGCAGGGAGGCGCCGTCGGCCAGGTGATCGGTGTTGGCACTGGCCCCGCCACGGCGGGGGCGCCAGCCGTCTTTCTGGCTTGCACCCTCATAAGCACGCACCAGCATTTCGCGGGCGCGCAGGCGGCGCAGGCCAGCGTTGGGGTTGACGGCGCCGATAAGGCGGTCGATCAGGGCGGTGGCGATGTTGGCCATGCTCAGAATCCCCGCCCGGTGGAGAATCGCACCTGGTAGCTGCCCCGGCGCACGGCGCTGGTGGAGGCGGCGGCATCTGCTGCCAGCTCGGCGGCGATGTCATCACGCGCTTTGCGTAAGTCGTCAATGGTGCGGTAGACGACCTTGCGGCCGGCCACCTCAACGGACTGCTCTCCTGAGGCTATTGCCGCCTTGACTGCGTCGAGGTCTGCTTGTGTGTGGGACATGGTGTCTGGTGGTTGCCGTGTAGCTGGTCACGGTAAGGCAGGCACTGTTCCATTTCCATAAAAAATGGGACAGTCTTTGTGGGCTACCCTTTGCCACCGGCTTGCTTGAGATAGCGATACACAGTGGTGCGGCCAATTCCAAGACGGCGGGCGACCTCGGTAGCATTGCGACCGTTGAACAGGGCCAGGGTTTGCGCCACGATCTTTTGCCGCTCGGTATCGGGGCGGCTGGCCACGTAGAACATCTCGCCACGAAATTCGGCGCGCACGGCGGTTTTGATGTGGTCGACGTTGGCGGCCTCATTCCCATGCTGGGCTTGTGCGTGCATTCTGACGGCGGCGGCAAGTGCAGGGTCTGAAAAGATGTATTCAAAGATGCGGTCGACCAGGTCGGGATTGACTGGGTTTGAGGCGGTGAACTTGGATGGTTTATCGGTCATGGTTACCAGTCGCGGCTGAATGGGCGGGGCGGCGCGCTGCGTGGTGCAGCGGCTGGTGTCGGTGGCTGCACTTCGCTATTTTTTTGATAGCTTATGGCGCTTATTTCTTGAGGGCTGGTGGCTGTTTTTGTACTAAACATGTCGTCAATTGACGGTTGCACAGCGGTTTCTAGCGCTGTCCAGCGTTTGTCTGTGTAGTTGTGCAGACCCAAGCTGAATGCGGCGTGCAAGGCGTAGTTGCGGCAATCAAGCACTTCATTACGTTGGCGCCGTTTGACCCATTTGTAGGCATCGCGCCCGGCCACTTTTGCCAGAATGCGCTGCTCTGCAGTGAGCTGCTCGAACCATTCGCGCGGCAACTGGTGGCTAAAGTGCACATAGCCGGGTCCGGGCTTGGTGAGGCTGAGTTGGCCAAGCAGTAAATCCTTTGCGGTGTCGACTCCAATGCTCCACAGCTTGATGCCGTTCGACCACTTTTGCCCGCGCCAGTTGACTTCTTGGCTACTGCTGGGGCCCAAGATGGGTTTGTTTTCTTCAGAGCTGCCTTTGATGGCGCGCAGGTACGGCAATGTGTGGGTGTTGCGGCGAACCCAGTTGTACACGGCTTGTGTCTGGTCGCTGGAGTCAATGGTTATGGCGCTGATGCCCATACTGCCACCGCCCCAGACTTGCGGGTAACGGCGCTGCAGGTAGGTGGTGACGTTCTCCCAGTCGGCGTCGCTGCCGGGGTTTCCATCGATGATGTGGTGGTCGACCGCCCACGATTCCATGCCACGACCCCATGCCCAGACGGCCAGTTCCCAGCGGTTGCGCTGGACGTCTACACCACAGGTCATCACAAGACCACCAACGGGCACGGTGCAAAGGTCGTATTCTTCCGCACGAGCTTGCAGGGCGTGTTCGTCACTGCGGTCGCCCTGCAATTCCCATGTTTCGCCAAGCGTCTCGTTCACAAACAACTGCATGAGTCCTGCATCGCCTTTGGCCAAGGCAGCGACGGCCTCTAAAAATTCTTTAACGATGCTGGCCCAACTCCGCTGCGGGCTGTAGGCAGCCCAGATATGGGCGCCCAGGCTGATGGGAGGGTTGGCAGGCATGCCGGCCGGTGTTCGCCAGACGCGGTCTGGGCCATATCGCAAACCGGTTTTCTGGCACACCCAGGTTCCAGTCATGGGTTGGCCACCTTTTAGGTAGTCGGCCTGGGTAATGCTCGCGTGACAGTGTGGACAGACGTGACGCACTGTATCTGGGTTGGCGTCATCCCATTTGAAGCCATGCAGCTTGTCTTTTCCGCCCCACATCAAAGGGTGATCTACGCCACAGCGGGGGCAGTCAATGTGAAAGCGCACAAACCCGGCTGCGTTTTCAAGGGCGCGCTCTACGTGGTCAAGGCCTTTAATACGCGGCGTGGATCCACCGATGAATTTTGGGTAAGGAGCACCTTCCAGGCGGCCTTTTGCCAAGCCGCCGGGGTCGCCAGACTTCTCGATCTGCTGGTCAAACGCGCTCCATTCGTCCAGGATGGACACAGCCACGGTAATGCGCCGGTAGGCGCGGGCTGCCTTGCCACCAAGCAGGTGCAGGGCACAATCCCGAAACTGCTTGTATTTGATCGTGTCTTCGTGGCCCTTGCCCTTTTTGCGGGCAGCTTTGATGGCGTCGACCGCATCAAACACCGGGTCAATCTCGCTTTTGACGTAGCTGTCACGGTCGTCGTCAGTCGGCTGCCAAATGGCCTGCTTGCGCCGACGGTGGGCAATGTTGTAGCAAACCAGGGCAGTAACCACCTTGGTGTAACCCACGCGCTTTGACTTCATCACCGCCAGGTCTTCTATGCGGTCATCGCTCATGAAGTCGAGAAGACCCAACTGAAACGCCCACGCCTCCCACGCGCCCTTTTGGTGGCTGGACTCGCCGGCCAGCTTGAAGTGATCTGCAGCCCAATCGCTCAGGCGCTGTGGCACTTCGGCCCGCAGGCTTTCCAGTCCCAGGCGGGTTGCGGATTTGATGGCAGCGCGTGTGGCGGTATGCATATTCAGTCGGTGAATACATCGACGTCACCGGAAGGCACGCTGTCTTCAACGTCATCTACCATAGCGTCAACCGCTTCATTGACCAGCTTGGACGTTGACCGGATCCATTCGTTGCGGGCGGATGCCACCACCTGCATCACGGTTGCCCTTGCATCGTCTGGTAGTGTTGGGCAGGCCTTGCGCAATGCACCTTCGAGCTGGTCGAACCGGTCGACCACCGCGCTGGATACCATACCAAGCACATCGGCCAACAGTCCAACCGGGGCATATTCGCCGCGGGCGATGTCGTTCTTCATATCCTGGCTGATGCGCTGGCTGCGGGCCAGGGCCGCGCGCTCCTGCACCAGGTCGAGGCCACCAGATTCCAATCCTAAGCGACCGGCGGCTTGGTCGCGCAAGCGCTCAAAGGCGGCAATGTTCCACTGCAGTGCAGTGTCGCCGCGCACGATTATTCCATCTGCCACCATCTGGCTGACGCGTGCCTCACTCACCCCGCTCATCTCAGCAAATACGGGTACATCGTATGGTGCGGCGGTTCAGGCCATACCTGTCACGTCTGGTAGCACCTACGTCTTTACTGCTGTTTTTTCAAAAGGCACGGCGTCATCTGTAA